GCACAATAAAACAGACATCTCAGGCCAGTTGCGCAATGTGGTTGAAATACTGACCTATATCAAACAACAGACAAATGATACTGCTGAAATATACTGGAGTGTGGAAAATAACACCCTGGGCGAGGCTGCGTTGTTGGCCATTCGCGAATACGGGGAAGAACGTATTCCAGGAATGATGATCACAGAAGCAGGCAACAAGCGTAGAGGATTTACTACAGGTAACAAGAACAAAGTAGCTGCCTGTATGAAACTGAAGTTCTACATTGAAAATGATCGCATGCGATTAATGAGCCCTAACCTAGTGCGTGAAGTAAAAACATTTGTTGCACGTGGCGCAGGTTTTGCAGCCAAAGATGGCGAAACAGACGACCTAGTGATGGCAACAATTCTTGTTGTGCGCATAGTACAACACATGCTAAGTTGGGATCAGAAGTTGTACAATCAGTTGACAGATCGTACTGAAATTTCATCTGATACCATAATGCCCATGCCCATAGCTTTCTAAGGATAAATAACTCATGAGCATCAGTATAGAAAACGTATCTAGAGCAATATTGCAAATCATGAAAGGCAATGGACTCAACGTCCAGACTTTCTTGGCAACCTTGCGCCCAACATTAAATGTTCAGGACGCACGTTGGTTTTATGCCAAAGATCTTGGAATAATGGTGCACCTAACTGATGACAAGACCAAGCCAGAACTCAAGATCATGCTGAGCCAGGGTCTGGACACAGCCAAAATCAAAGACATGTATATGTCATTGCGCGAAATGGCAAAGAATTATAATCTGTTGCCTACTGTGCGTATATTTGGCAAGCATCTTGAGCCTAAAGATTTTGAATCATTTGTTGCCAGTTCCACTGTGGCTGAATCAGCATTTGGTTCTACAAGGACCAGTTATCATCCACAACCACAAGCCAAAGTAGTGTTGCGTCACTCAAAGCCGGTTGCTGAAGAAAAGCCAGGATCACGCAGTCGTAACATCAAACAGATTTACATTGACAATAATCAAGGCGAGCGTTTCAAGTTTGACGTTCCGTATCTCACTGCCGCACGTGCTATGGCAAGACATGTGAGTGACGGTGGCGCACCATATGACGAAAAAGGTCGCGTGATATATGACATGGCAGTTGAACGACAGGACCTGCGCAAACTTGTGTCCTATGCTCGTAAAAATGAGCTCATGGACGGACTAGATGAAGAGTTAGGACTGGCACTGGGTCGTGTGGATGAAATTGATCGTGCACTAAAGCGTTTCCATCGAGTTGGTGGAGAGATTGCCAACACAGTTCCAAAAGTGGAAGCAACAGAGAGTAGCAAGATCAAATTTACAGTACAGCAATTTGATGAAACATTGTTACCAGGGCTACGTGCTGTGGAGCAACAGCGATTGCGTGTTGCTGAGACACTACGAGCTAGATTCAATCTTGGTGAGTTCGAAAAGAAAGTGGCCAAATATGATGGCTCCGAACAGAAGTTGGCATTTGAACCACTGAGCGAAATAGACGACACAACTGAGTTCTTGCTCAAGGCAGGACTCAAAGAATCATACGATTTGGTCATGGTGAGATCTCATCACTTGGCCGAAACACACATGCAGAGAATGGAGCAGGCTGTTAAATTGGCGAAGACCAAGCTAGCAGTACCTGATGATAAATTTAAGATGAGCCTACACGAAGAAGCGATGCAATCAATTCTTGGCAAGCTCGGTAATCTGGGTGTTTAAGTTACCTTTTGGTAAATACACTCGTTGACATACAGATACATACAGCATATACTACACGTGTGCTTTCGCTAGAAGCGATTGCACTCTAGGCACATTTAGGCAGCTTAGGCACAACTTAGGAGAAACAAACCATGGCCTCATTAGCAGAAATTCGCGCTCGTCTACAAGAGCAAGAACAAAAGTCCGGCAGCAAGTCCGGCGGTGGCGACTCAGCCATTTACCCTTTCTGGAATATCCCAGAAGGCACAACAGCAACAATCCGATTCCTTCCAGATGGTGATGCAAGCAACACATTCTTTTGGCTAGAGCGCCAAATGATTCGTTTGCCATTCCCTGGCATCAAAGGCGGTGACGAGGGCCGCGCAATTGGCGTTCAAGTACCGTGCGTAGAAATGTGGGGCGAAGCATGTCCTATTCTAGCAGAGGTTCGTCCTTGGTTCAAGGACAAGGGCCTTGAGGATCTTGGTCGTAAGTATTGGAAGAAGCGTTCATACATTTTCCAAGGCTTTGTTGTGAGCAATCCGCTCAACGAAGACAGTGAGCCAGAGAATCCAATCCGCAGATTCATTATCAATCCAAGTATCTTTAATATCATTAAGGGTGCGCTGATGGATCCAGAGATGGAAAATATCCCAACCGACTACATGAACGGTACGGACTTCCGTCTTATCAAAACCACCAAGGGTCAGTATGCTGACTACTCTACGTCCAACTGGGCACGTAAGGAACGTGGTCTCAACGAGCAAGAGCTTGAAGCAGTTTCCAAGCACGGTCTGTTCAACTTGAACGACTTCATGCCCAAGCGTCCTACCAAGGATGAGTTGGTGCTGATCAAGGAAATGTTTGAAGCAAGTGTCAACGGCGAACTGTTTGATCAAGACCGTTGGGGTTCGTTCTATCGCTCAGGTGGCGGCGGCAATAGCCCAGCACGTGCGGCAGCTGCCCCGGATGTTGACGCAGATGATGAGCCGGTAGCGGCTGCTCCAGTTGCTCGTCCAGCACCAACTCCTGCTCCAGTAGCGGCTGCTCCTGCAGAAGCTCCCAAGGAAGAAGGCAAGAAGACCAATGTTGACGACATCCTCAAGATGATCCGTGAACGTAAGACTCAGGCCTAAAGCACTATACAGTAGGGGAGGCGAACTCCCCTACTTCTTCTTTGACAGGTAAAAATAATGACAAAACCATTTGACGTTTCAAAATTCAGGAAGAGCCTCACGAAGGCTGTACCTGGTATGGCTGTGGGTTTCCACGATCCCAAGGATTGGGTCTCCACTGGCAATTACACACTAAACTATCTTATCAGCGGCGATTTCACACGTGGCATACCGCTGGGCAAGGTAACAATGTTTGCAGGTGAATCCGGCTCGGGTAAGAGCTATATTTGTTCTGGTAACATCGTAAAAGCGGCGCAGGCACAAGGTATTCTTCCAATCATCCTTGATACTGAAAACGCACTAGATGAGGATTGGCTCAAAGCACTGGGTGTTGATACTGCACCAGACAAGCTGATGCGCTTTGGTGTCAGCATGGTAGATGATGTTGCCAGCATCATTCACAGCTTTATGAAGGAATACAAGGAAGAAGCCGCAGGCCAACAGTATGATGACCAACAGAAAGTGTTGTTTGTCATTGACTCATTGGGTATGTTACTGACTCCTACTGATGTTAATCAATTCCAAGCCGGTGATATGAAAGGTGATATGGGTCGTAAGCCCAAGTCACTTGCGGCACTGATACGTAACTCAGTTAACTTGATTGCGGCACATCCAGTTGGCATCATTGCAACTAACCATACCTATGCCAGCCAGGACATGTTTGATCCGGATGACAAGATTTCCGGCGGTCAGGGCTTCGTGTACGCAAGTTCTATCGTTGTAGCTATGAAGAAACTCAAGCTAAAGGAAGATGAAGAAGGCAACAAGATTTCAGACGTAGTTGGTATCCGTGCCGCTTGTAAGGTTATGAAGACACGATATGCCAAGCCGTTCGAAAGTGTCCAGGTCAAGATTCCTTATACGTCAGGCATGAATCCATACTCAGGTTTGGTTGATATGTTTGAAAGCAAAAACATGCTCAAGAAGGAAGGCAACAGCTTGGTTTATACTACAACTGATGGCGAAGTTATCAAACAGTTCCGCAAGGCTTGGGAGCGCAATGATAATGGTTCATTGGACAAGGTCATGGCTGATGTTGTTGAACGTGATAAACTCGAACTGTTAAATAAGCCAATCGTAGCTGTGAGCGACGAGTTGGATGAGGAATCCGTTCAAGGAGAATAAAATTGAGTTTGTATGATAGTGAAGCATCAATGGTAGTTGATGCTTGGGCCGCAATCAAACCATATCTTAACAAAAAAGATAGAGATGATGCCGCCCAGGCATTTTTACGTACCTTAGAAAATTACGTTGACATTGAAACCATGGCCAATGACATTGCCGGCCATGATGGTCCGTTGGATCGTGCACTGTCAGTGTTGTATGGTGGTTTAGATAATAGTGACGATGACAACTACAATGACCCCGAAGGTGATGAAGAGTTGTTCAGCGGCGGATATGATGATGAAGAAGATTAATCAATGAGCACATGGTTCCGGAAGGTAACAGCAGATATAGGCCATTTACCAGACGCTATTGACTGGTTCGAAGCCCAGCTTGAAGAAGCCAAGGCTGAAATCAGTCTTCGTGGTAATGTGGAGAAAAATGCACGTGATCTTCCGGGCATCATTGAGCATAGGTTTAATCAGCTACAGGAAATTGAAGCCATACTAGAACATCTTAACATTGAACTAAGACGTTTACGAAGTAATCACTTTAAGAAGTATCTAGAACATTACAACAGGGCAATGAGCAGTCGCGATGCTGAAAAATATAGCGATGGCGAACCCGAGGTGTTAGAGATGCAACGTCTCATAAATGAGTTTGCTCTAGTACGTAACAAGTTCCAGGGCTTGATCAAAGCGATTGATACCAAGAACTTCATGATTAGTAACATTACTCGACTACGTGTCGCTGGAATGGAAGATGCAAGCGTCTGATATTTCATGTGTTGCAGACATTGTTGGTGCCAAGTTTAACGCATTACGAAGTACCAACCAACGTGCGTATGCAGACTATCTAGAGTTCTATGTCTGCAAGTTGATAGAAGACACTTATCCAGATCTTTACAAAGCATCAACCAGTGTGCGTAGCCCAGAAGATTTCATGCTAGGCAGCATTCTTGTTGATGTAAAGACACGATGCATCAACAGAGAGTTTAGCATGCCTAATCTCATCAGCGTTGATCGTGCAAGCAAGATCCTTGCTGACCAAACACGTGACATTTGGTATTGGTTCATTGATTATGAAGTGCATACTGACGGCACGTTCAGTATTGTATCATCAGAACTCACACCCATATGGCATCTCAACTGGGAAGCCCTTAGCATACAGAACCTTGGGCTTGGGCAGATACAGATATCCAACTGGGCAATGCTCAAGGACCCTGCGCCAGCCAGGGCATTTTGGTGTTTGAATTTAACAAAAAGAACACGTGAATTCTATGTGCGCCTGCAACAAAAGCTGGAAAAACGCATAAAAGCCCTGGGCTAAGTGCTTGATTTTTAAGCAGTTTTTAGCCTTGCTAAGTGCTTGATTTTTAAGGGATTTTTCTACTACTTTATGCTAAATTCTGTGGGTGTTGCACAAATACAACACAAAAAACCCAAAAAAAAGTGAAAAAACTGGTAAAACCGGTTGACTGCAAGCCCGCTCTAGTGCATAATACAAACACTAGGCAATTAAACAAAGGAGCTTGTATGTCAACAGTAACAATTTTGCGCGGTAGCTACCGCAATGTGCCCGTCCGTAATCGTACGTTCCGTATGCTCAAGGACTTCCAAGTTGGAGCCAAAGGCGGCTTCGTCACTGTGCTAGGTGATGGCAGTGATGCTTTTCCTGCTAAAGCAATTCGTGTTCGTGTAAGCGGACTCAAAGACATTGTAGCAGATTCATCAATTGGTAATCGTAACGAGGAGGACATTATGGGTCTAGCTACCCAAGATGACGGCTCCGTGCTTCGCATCGAGAAGCCAGCGGACCCAGAAGTTTACACTGAAACTGATGAGGAAGCAATTGAGCGCATCCGTCAGCGTTTTGACATTTTGGATGAGATGACACACGGTACCACTAGCGGTGCTGTACGTGCAATGATTGTGAGCGGCCCTCCAGGCGTTGGCAAGAGCTTTGGTGTTGAGAAGGTGCTTGAAGAAGCCGCTTTGTTTGACAAGATTGCTCAACGCAAGCAGAAGTTTGAAGTGGTTAAGGGTGCAATGAGCGCCATTGGTTTGTATGCCAAACTGTTCAAATACGCCGATGAAGGTTGCGTGGTAGTGTTTGACGACTGTGACTCTGTGTTGTTGGACGACTTGTCGCTGAACATTCTCAAAGCGGCGTTGGACTCTAGCAAGAAGCGTTACATCAGCTGGAACACTGACTCGCGCTTGTTACGTAGCGAAGGCATTCCAGACCGTTTTGAGTTCAAAGGTGCGGCTATCTTTATCACCAACATCAAGTTTGAGCACGTGCGTTCTAAGAAGCTGAAGGACCACTTGGATGCGTTGGAGTCACGTTGCCACTATCTGGATCTGACTTTGGATACCACCCGTGACAAGCTCTTGCGCATCAAGCAGATTGTCAAAGACGGCATGCTTGACAGCTACGACTTTGAAGATGGTGCCAGCGACGAGATTGTTGAGTACATGGAAACCAATGTCAAGCGTTTGCGTGAACTGAGCTTGCGTACTGTGCTCAAGATTGCAGACTTACGCAAGATGAGCGCCAGCTCTTGGAAGAAGATTGCCGAAGTCACTGTAATGCGCAAGGCATAAAGTTTAAGATGGGATGATTGCCTAGTAAACAACTCCGCCCATCTTGGTCCCAAGTCAGAAACGGCTTGGGACTTTTTTATTTTGAACACTAGGCAAGGTTGACAGAATAACAGGATTCAGCTACAATTGAAACACTTGAGAGATATACTTTCAAGGAAGACGGCGCATTGTGCGTCATATAAACCAAGAAGGAAATATCATGGCAGTCAAACGCCTTACCCGCAAGCTCACGGACGTTATCGCCGAAGTTGAAACTCAACTCAAAGCCCACTACAACGTCACACAAAAAGAACTTGATGCATGGCGAGCCCGTGCCCAAGCATTGCAACATAAATTCCCAGTCAGCTCTATGATAGCGATTGAGGACCTT